GGAGACAGGAGCCACGCGGCTCTTTCTCTCGTACTGATAAAGATTTGAAGATCGCTTCGGCGGTCTTTTCTTTTGCCCTGAAGGAGGCGGACTGTATGGCAATGCGCAAACTGAAAAAATACAAGCCGACCCGCTTCATGGCCAAGACCTCCACCTACAGCAAAGAGATGGCCGACTATGCCGTCATGTTCATTGAAAGCCTGACTCATACCAAAGGCACGTGGGCCGGAAAGCCCTTTGAACTCATTGACTGGCAGGAGCAGATCATCCGCGACCTGTTCGGTGTTTTAAAGCCAAACGGATACCGGCAGTTCAATACGGCCTACATCGAAATTCCAAAGAAGATGGGAAAATCTGAGCTTGCCGCTGCCGTCGCCCTGCTCCTTTGCTGCGGTGATGGTGAGGAACGCGCCGAAGTCTATGGCTGCGCCGCTGACCGCCAGCAGGCAACTATCGTCTTTGATGTTGCTGCTGATATGGTGCGGATGTGCCCGGCCTTAAACCGCCGCGTGAAAATCCTTGCTTCCCAGAAGCGGATCATCTACGAGCCGACCAACAGCTTCTATCAGGTGCTCTCCGCTGAAGCCTACTCAAAGCACGGCTTTAACATTCACGGCGTGGTCTTTGACGAACTGCACACGCAGCCGAACCGAAAGCTCTTTGATGTTATGACCAAAGGCTCCGGCGATGCCAGAATGCAGCCGCTCTACTTTCTGATCACGACTGCTGGAAATGATACAAACTCCATCTGCTATGAGGTTCACCAGAAAGCGCAGGACATTCTTGACGGCAGGAAGCTTGACCCGACCTTCTACCCGGTCATCTACGGGGCCGAAGCAACCGAGGACTGGACTGATCCAAAGGTCTGGAAGAAAGCCAATCCATCCCTTGGTATCACGGTCGGCATCGACAAGGTGGAAGCCGCCTGCGAATCTGCCAAGCAGAATCCCGGTGAGGAGAACTCCTTCCGGCAACTACGCCTGAATCAATGGGTAAAGCAGGCCATCCGCTGGATGCCAATGGACAAATGGGATGCGTGCGCTTTCCCGGTCAGCGATGATGACCTTGAGGGCCGTGTCTGCTATGGCGGCCTTGACCTCTCCTCCACCACAGATATTACGGCATTCGTTCTGGTCTTCCCGCCGCTTGACGAGGATGACAAATACGTGGTTCTTCCATACTTCTGGGTGCCGGAGGATACGATGGATCTCCGCGTCCGGCGTGATCATGTCCCATACGACCTCTGGGAGAAGCAAGGCTTTCTTGAAACCACAGAGGGAAATGTCATCCATTACGGATACATTGAAAAGTTCATCGAAGGACTCGGCGAACGTTTCAACATCCGGGAGATTGCATTTGACCGCTGGGGAGCCGTGCAGATGGTTCAGAATCTGGAAGGCATGGGTTTTACCATTGTTCCCTTCGGACAGGGATTCAAAGATATGTCGCCACCTACCAAAGAACTGATGAAGCTGACGCTGGAAAAGCGTATCGCCCACGGCGGCCACCCGGTGCTCCGCTGGATGATGGACAACATCTTCATCCGCACTGATCCTGCCGGAAACATTAAAGCAGACAAGGAAAAATCCACAGAGAAAATCGACGGTGCCGTGGCAACCATCATGGCGCTTGACCGCGCGATCCGCTGTGGCAACGATAACGGAGCCTCCGTGTATGACACGAGAGGCATTTTATTCATATAGGCAATGAAATGATTCTACTGACACTGATCGGCTTTCTCGTACTCCGGGAAGCCATAAACGAAATGGAGGGATGGCTATGAGCATATTTTCTGGACTTTTTCGGAGCCGCGACAAGCCGACCGATTCGACGACCGGCAGCACCTACCGCTTCCTATTCGGCGGCACAACCTCTGGGAAAGCCGTGACAGAACGGTCTGCCATGCAGATGACGGCGGTTTATTCCTGCGTCCGGATTCTCTCTGAGGCGATTGCGGGACTTCCGATTCATCTGTACCGAAGCGATGACGACGGCAGCAAGGAAAAGGCAACTGACCATCCGCTTTACTTTATCCTGCACGATGAGCCGAATCCGGAAATGACCTCTTTTGTTTTCCGAGAAACACTTATGACGCATCTTCTGCTCTGGGGCAATGCCTACGCGCAGATTATCCGAAACGGCAAAGGTGAAGTGGTGGCGCTCTATCCGCTCATGCCTAACCGCATGACGGTCGACCGCGACGAGGATGGACACCTTTATTACGAGTACCAGACCTCACAGGAGGAGGCGCACACAATGAACGGAAGCCGTGTCCGGCTTTCTCCATATGACGTGCTTCACATCCCAGGGCTCGGCTTCGACGGTCTGGTTGGCTACTCGCCGATTGCAATGGCCAAGAATTCCATCGGCATGGCGATTGCCTGCGAGGAATACGGAGCTAAGTTCTTCGCTAACGGTGCGACGCCCGGAGGCATTCTGGAGCATCCTGGTGTTGTAAAAGATCCGGATAAAGTACGCGACAGCTGGAACGCAGCCTTCGGCGGCAGCTCCAATTCCAACAAGGTGGCCGTGTTGGAGGAAGGCATGAAGTACACGCCTATCTCCATTTCACCTGAACAGGCACAGTTTCTTGAAACAAGGAAGTTCCAGATTGATGAGATTGCGCGTATCTTCCGCATTCCGCCGCACATGATCGGCGACCTTGAGAAATCGAGCTTTTCCAATATCGAGCAGCAGTCACTGGAATTCGTGAAGTACACGCTTGACCCATGGGTCTGCCGCTGGGAACAGTCGATGCAGCGGGCGCTCCTGACGCAGGATGAGAAAAAGGAATACTTCTTCAAATTCAATGTGGACGGCCTGCTCCGTGGCGATTACCAAAGCCGTATGAACGGTTATGCAACAGGCCGCCAGAACGGCTGGATGTCCGCCAATGATATCCGGGAGCTTGAAAACCTCGACCGCATTCCGGCAGAGGACGGCGGCGATCTGTATCTCATCAACGGCAACATGACAAAGCTCGCGGACGCAGGTATCTTTGCGGCTGCGGCACCTGCAAAGGAGGAACCGGATGAAACAGAAGAAGAACCACAAACAGAACCGGAGCAGCAGCCAGAAAACGGCAGCTCCCGGCACAAACGTAAGGAGGCATTATGACCAGAAAGTTTTGGAACTGGGTGCGAAACGAGGAACCGGACTCGTTCGGCAGCGAACGCACACTCTACCTCGACGGAGAAATTTCCGATGAGACGTGGTACGGCGATGAAGTAACACCCAAGCTTTTTAAAGATGAATTGAATGCCGGAGACGGAAACATCACCCTCTGGATCAACAGTCCGGGCGGTGATGTTTTTGCGGCTGCACAAATCTACAACATGCTCATGGACTACAAGGGCAATGTCACGGTCAAGATTGACGCGCTTGCCGCTTCTGCGGCATCCGTCATCGCTATGGCCGGAACCAAGGTCTGTATGAGCCCTGTGGCCATGCTGATGATTCACAATCCGGCGACCATCGCCATTGGCGATACCGAAGAAATGCAAAAGGCCATCGACATGCTGTCAGAGGTCAAGGAATCTATTATGAACGCCTATGAAATCAAATCCGGGCTCTCCCGCGCGAAGATTTCAAAGCTCATGGATGCCGAAACCTGGATGAATGCCAAGGAGGCCAGGAAGCTCGGCTTTGCGGATGAGGTTCTTTTCGCTGGCGGTGAGAACCCGCTGCCGGAAGAAGACGACACCATAGAGATGCTTTTCTCCCGCAAGGCTGTCACAGATTCACTGCTCTCAAGGCTGATTCCAAAGAAAAAGCCGGAAGCAGATAAACACATGGTACCCGTTATCGATCTTGAGAAGCGCCTTTCGCTTCTCGCACATTAAAGGAGGATTTTTATTATGACTCAGATTATGGAACTTATGGACAAGAGAGCGAAGGCATGGGAAGCAGCAAAATCATTCCTGAATACACACTCTCAGAACGGCGGCATGGTTTCCGCAGAGGATGCCGCGACCTACGACAAGATGGAAAAGGAAGTCACAGACTTTACACACGACATTGAACGTCTGCAGCGTCAGGAAGAGATCGACAAGATGCTCTCTGCTCCGACCTCTGCTCCGCTTACCGGCAAACCCGGCGCGAAGAATGAACCGGACGACAAGCCCGGCATCGCTTCCAAGGCATACAAGGCGGCATTCTGGAACAACATCCGCAAGCGCAACTACTACGACGTAAAGGATGTGCTGGAAATCGGCACCGACGCCAATGGCGGCTACCTTGTCCCGGATGAATATGAAAAGCGTCTGATTGACGCCCTGCAGGAGGAGAATTTCTTCCGCACGATTGCGACGGTCATTCAGACCCAGAGCGGCACGCACACCATCCCGGTCGTTGCTTCCCACGGGACGGCGGCATGGATGGAGGAAAACGGCCTGTACCCGGAATCCGATGACACCTTCGACCAGATCAGCCTCTCAGCCTACAAGCTGGGCACGGCAATCAAGGTATCCGAGGAACTTATGAACGATTCCGTTTTCGATCTCGAGACCTACATTGCATCGGAGTTTGGCCGCAGGATCGGCGCTGCGGAGGAAGAAGCATTCCTCACCGGCGATGGCAGCAAGAAGCCGGAAGGCATCTTCACCAAGGTGGCGGCTACCAAAGGCGCGACCACAGAGATTACCGGGAGCACGGTTTCCTTTGACAACATCATGGATGTGTTCCACTCCCTGCGTTCCGTTTATAGGAGCAAGGCCATCTGGATTCTGAACGACACCACCATCAAGGCGCTCCGCAAGATTAAGGACAACAACGGAAATTACATCTGGCAGCCGTCTGTTGTCGTCGGTCAGCCCGACACGATCCTGAACCGTCCTTATAAGACTTCGATTTATGCGCCGGAGCTGGTTGCAGGCAATGTACCAATTCTGTTCGGCGATTTCTCCTACTACTGGATCGCCGAGCGTCAGGGACGTTCCTTCAAGCGCCTCTCCGAGCTCTACGCGGCAAACGGCCAGATTGGCTTCCTTGCCTCTGAGCGCATCGACGGCAAGCTCATCCTGCCGGAGGCCGTGAAGGGACTGTCCGTCAAGGCCGGTGCCTGATCAAAATGGCAGCTAACGTAACCAGCCGTCTGCAGGAATTAACCTTCCTGCAGGCGGTTTCTTTTTAAGGAGGCGGACGATGGAAGTAACTCTTGAGGAAGCAAAAGCCTATCTCCGGGTCACCACCGGTGACGAGGACGAGCTGATAAAAAGCCTGATTTCTGCGGCGACAAAGCAGGTACAGGACATCACAAGACAGTCCGACGAGGAGTTTATGGCAAACGAGGAAAAAGCCCTGATCCGCATCCGGGTGGCCATCCTTTACACCGTGGCCTATCTCTACGAGCACCGGGAGGAAGCCGACCACCATGCCCTCAACATGACGCTGCGCTCCCTTCTCTTTGGCACGCGGAAGGAGGGCTTCTGATGAATATCGGCGCGATGCGGACAAAAATCACTTTTCAGAAAAGCGCGGTCACCGTTGACAAATACGGAAACCACACCAACGGCTGGACGGATTACTGCTCCTGCTGGGCAACAGTCGGCACAAGCACCGGTTCGGAATCCGAAGGCGTTGTTGTTAACCCGGAAGAATCCCTTGACTTTACCTGCCGGTACTCTTCCGAGCTTGCCGCCGTGGAATCCACAAAATACCGGATCATCGCGGAAGGCCATATCTACAACATCACCTATGTGAACCCGATGGGCTGCAAGCGGAACAGCCTTAAATTCAACTGCAAGCTGGAGAAAAAAACATGAGCAGAAAAATACCGATCAGCGAAATGGACGACGCAATCATGGAGGAGCTTCAAAAATATTCAAAGCTCGCAACCGACGACATGAAGGATGCCGTAAAGGATACGGCGGCTTCTGTCCGTAAGGACATCCAATCTGGCGCTCCCGTCGATACCGGAAAGTACAAGAAAAGCTGGTCGGTAAAAAATGTCCACGAGGATTCCGAGAGCATTGACCTTGTGGTGCATTCGAGGAACCGATACCAGATTGCGCACCTGCTTGAGAACGGACACGCCAAACGCGGCGGAGGCCGTGTCGAGGGAAAGCCTCACATCGCGCCTGCCGAACAGCGCGGCAACGAAACGCTTGTAAAAACCATCGAACAGAAACTGAAAGGCGGCTGAGTATGACCTATGACGACATAA